GTGCGCTTTGAGGGGGAGGCGGAGGAGATGAGCATTTAAAAGTGAAAAGTGAAAAGCGGAAAGTGAAGTTTCAAAATGGCTGAGATATGTTTGCCGCAGCCGAGCGAGAAGCAGAAGCTGTTTTTGCGGGACCGGCACAAATATGTGGGCTACGGCGGGGCGCGGGGCGGCGGGAAGAGCTGGGCCGTGCGCGTCAAGGCGGTGCTGCTGTGCCTCAGATATGCGGGCATAAAGGTCATGATCGTGCGCAAGACCTACCCCGAGCTGCAGGAAAACCACATCGTGCCCCTGTGCCAGATGCTGGGCTGCTACCTGGAGGGCGAGGAGCGGATCGCGGTCTATAACGACGCCAAAAAGCAGATCGCCTTCCCCAACGGCAGCCGCATCCTGTTCCGGTATCTGGAAAACGAAAAGGACGCCCTGCGCTTTCAGGGCACCGAGGTGGATGTGCTGTTTGTGGACGAGGCCACCCAGCAGAGCGAGTGCAGCATGGAAAAGCTGCGCGCCTGCGTGCGAGGCACAAACGATTTTCCCAAGCGCATCTACTACACCTGCAATCCCGGCGGCGAGGGCCACGCCTGGGTCAAGCGTCTGTTCATCGACCGGCGCTTTCGGGAGGGGGAGGAGCCGGACGAGCACAGCTTCATCCAGGCCCTGGTCACGGACAACCGGGCGCTCATGGAGAAAAACCCGGACTACTTAAAGCAGCTGCAAAGTCTGCCGCCGAAGCTGAGAGAGGCGTGGCTCTACGGCAGCTGGGACATCTTTGAGGGGCAGTTCTTCGAGGACTTCCGCATCGAGCCGGACATGAAGGCGGCGGCGGAGCACGGCTGCGAGCTCAGCCGGGAAGAGCTCAAGGCCCAGGGGAGATGGTGCCATGTGATCGCGCCGCTGGATATGAGCGCCGGGCCGCGGCGGGGCTGGACCCTGCTTCGAAGCTACGACTTCGGCTACGGCAAGCCCTTCTCCTGCGCGTGGTGGGCGCTCGATTACGAGGGGGTGCTGTACCGCATCCTCGAGCTCTACGGCTGCACCGATACCCCCAACGAGGGCGTGCGCTGGACGCCGGATAAGCAGTTTCAGGAGATCGCCCGCATCGAGCGGGAGCACCCCTGGCTCCGGGGGCGGAGGATCGAGGGCGTGGCCGACCCCGCCATCTGGGACGCAAGCCGCGGCGAGAGCGTGGCCGAGACCGCGGCGCGCTTCGGGGTCTACTTCGTGCCCGGCGACCACAAGCGCATCCCCGGCTGGATGCAGTGCCACTACCGTCTCCAGTTCGACGACGAGGGCCGGGCGCGGATGTACGTCTTCGATAACTGCAGGGCCTTCATCCGCACGATCCCGCTTTTGCAGTTTGCCAAGGCCGAGCCTGAGGATCTGGACACAAGTCAGGAGGACCATGTGGCCGACGAGTGGCGCTATCTCTGCATGGCGCGGCCCATCATGCCGCTCCGGCCCGTGGAGACAAAGGAGCTGATGGTGGACCCGCTGAAAAAATAGTGTGACATCGTAGGGGCGCTTCATGAAGCGCCCGGCAGAAAAACGGTCGTTTTACGTTTTAACTTGGGCGTATACGCAATTATGGAAAGACTTGGCGGGCGATTCATGAATCGCCCCTACAGGGAGGAACGGAGGTTTCAAATAAACAATGGACAAAGAACTTGCCCTGCCGGTCGATGAGAAGCGGCTGGCGGAATTTACACGGATTTTGCAGAAGTACAAGGCCGGGAAGGCCAGCATCGAGCGGCGCACCGTGGCGGCGGAAAACTGGTGGAAGCTTAGAAACAGCGCCGAGGAGAGAAAAAGCCATGAGGCTTCCGACGGCTTTCAGGCCGTGTCCGGGTGGCTGCACAACGTGATCGTCTCCAAGCACGCCGACGCCATGGACGCCTACCCCGAGCCGAACATCCTCCCGCGCGAGCCCGACGACCGAGCCGAGGCGCGCATCCTCTCCAAGATCCTGCCCGTGATCCTGGAGCAGAACGCCTTTGAGAAGACCTACTCCGACGGGATGTGGCAGAAGCTCAAGACCGGCACGGGCGTCTACCGCGTGGGCTGGGACACCGAGAAGGCGGGCGGCCTCGGCGATATCACCATCGAGCGCGTCGACCTTCTGAACGTATTCTGGGAGCCGGGGGTGCGCGACGTGCAGGACAGCGCATACTTTTTCCACACGCGTCTTGAGGACAACGACGCTCTTACCGCCGAGTACCCCCAGCTTGCCGGGAAGCTCAAGGCCATGAGCTTTGCCCCCACGCGCTTTCTCTATGACGACAGCGTGGGCACCGACGGCAAGTCCACCGTCATCGACGTGTACTACAAGAAAAAATTCCTGGGCCGGGACGTGCTGCACTACTGCAAGTATGTGGGCTCGACCCTCCTGTACGCAAGCGAGAACGAGGACTTCCTGCGCGAGACGGCAGGGGAAACGGATTTCCCGCGCGGGCTCTATGACCACGGGCGCTACCCCTTCGTGTTCGACAGCCTCTTCCCCGTGGAGGGAAGCCCCTGCGGCTACGGGTACATTGACCTCTGCCGCAATGCCCAGACCCAGATCGACATGCTGCAGACCGCCTTTCTCAAAAACACCATGGTGGGCGCGGTGCCGCGTTATTTTGAAAGAGCCGACGGGGCCGTGAACGAGGAGGAGTTTTTAAACCTCAATAACCCTATCGTCCACGTCAGCGGCAATCTGGGCGAGGACAGCCTGCGCATCGTGGACTACAGGCCGTTAAGCGGCAACTATCTGGAGATGCGCGCAAGTGTCATCAACGAGCTCAGGGAGACATCCGGCAACACCGAGACCTCGGTGGGGCTTGTGAACGCGGGCGTGACGGCGGCCTCCGCGATCGCCGCTCTGCAGGAGGCCAGCGGTAAGGGCAGCCGCGACTCCACCCGCGCAAGCTACCGGGTGTACGCGGAGATGATCGAGCTTTGCATCGAGCTCATCCGCCAGTTTTACGATCTGCCGCGGCAGTTTCGCATCACGGGCGCGCTGGGGCTGGAGCAGTTTGTGAGCTACGATAATCACGGCCTGCGGCCCCAGGCGTTCTATGCTCCGGAGGGGGTGGATCTCGGACTGCGCAGACCGGTCTTCGACATCCGTGTCATCCCCCAGAAGAGCAGCGCCTATACCCGCATGAGCCAGAACGAGCTGGCATTGCAGTTTTATCAGCTCGGCTTTTTCACCCCCGAGCGCAGCGACCAGGCCCTCGCCTGCATGAGCATGATGGAGTTTGAGGGCAAGGACGAGCTGATGCAGCAGCTTTTCTATAACGGCAGCATCCAGAAGGAACTGGCCCTTTACCAGCAGTACGCCCTGGCCATGACGCAGAAATACGAGCCGGAGCGGGCCGCGGGCCTGATGGCGGGCCTGACGGGCAGAACAGTGCCCGCGCCGAAGAAGGGCGAGGTCAAGCGTGACAGCGCCCGCGAGGACCGACGCATGGAGAAGGCAAGGGCCAGAGCAAGCGGCGCAGGCCAGCCGGGAGGCGGACGATGACGCGGGTACGGTATGACCGGGCGGGCCTCTGCCTCACGATGGAGGGACACGCCCAGGCGGGGCAGGCTGGCGGCGACCTTGTGTGCGCGGCGCTGAGTGCGCTGATGATGGCGCTGGAAAAGCGCATGCTGGAGACGGCGGAGCGGACCCTGCCGGTGATCCGGCGCGCGCCGGGCTTCTTCTCCCTGCGGTGCAGCCCGGACGGGCATGAAGAGCTTTGCCGCGAGAGCTTTGACACCATCGCTGCCGGGATCGCGGCGCTCGCCGAGAACAGACCCGAAAACGTATCGCTCACGCTCACGGGCGAGGAGCTGGAACAGGAGGATGAGGAATGAGCGAAGAAAAAACAAAAACCGAGTTTGACAGCACCATGGAGGCGCTGCGCCGGGCCGAGAGCGTGCTGCCGGACTTTACGTCCAGCTACGACAGCCAGATCCGCAGGCTCTATGACGAGATCGTGAACCGGCCCGCCTTCCGCTATGACCCGGCGGGCGACCCCCTGTACCGGAGCTACCGCACCCAAATGGTCACCGAGGGGCAGCGCGCTATGCGCGACACCATGGGACAGGCGGCCTCCCTCACGGGCGGCTACGGCTCCAGCTACGCCCAGAGCGTGGGACAGCATGAGTACGAGTACTATCTCCAGCGCCTGGGCCAGGTGATGCCCCAGCTCTATCAGGCCGCCTGGGAGCGCTATAACGCCGAGGGCGACGCGCTCAAGGGCCTGTTCGATTCGACGATGGCCCTGGCGCAGGATGAGGTCGGCCGGGCGAAGGACCGCTACGATATGGCGGCAAAGCTGGAGGAGCAGGCCTATCAGCGCGGGCAGGACGAACTCGACCGTGACCTTGCCAGGGAGCAGCTCCAGTACCAGCGGCAGCAGGCGGGCTATTCCCAGATGCTGGCGCAGGAGAAGCTCAACTACGAGCGCGGGGAGAAGAGCTATCAGAACATGATGAAGCTCATCACCCAGAGCGGCTACATGCCGAGCGACGCGGAGCTCTCTGCCGCCGGGATGAGCCGCGGTCAGGCAGATGCGCTGCGCAGCAGCTATCTCATGAAAAACCCCATGGCAATGGTCATGTCCGGCGGACTCGGCGGCAGTGATCTGCTGGGGCTTTTGGCGGGCGGCTATTCCGGCGGTGCTTCCGCCGCAGGCAGCAATAAGGGCTCAGGCGGCGGCTATACCATCCCCACCGGCCCGATCAACAGCATACCCGGCAGCAAGGAGCAGATGAAGCTGGCCGCAAACCAGAAGGGCAGCGGCTCCAACGGCAAGAGCCGCAGACTTTAAGTTACCCTTACCCGGCCTTTGCCGGTACAGATAAGGAGAAAAAGCATGAACAACGAAGCGAAAACCATCAGACCGGACGAGCCGGTCACGGGCGCGGAGAATGCCGCCGAGATCCCGGCGGCAGCAGAGACGGCGCCGCCCGCCGCCGAGTCCGGGCAGGACGGACAGCACAAGCCCAGCTGGGAGGAAATTTTGCGGGACCCCGATTACCGAAGCAGCTACGATCAGGCGGTGCAGAGCATCGTCAAGGCGCGGCTTCGCGGCAGGGCCCTGGCCGAGGAGAAGCTTGAAAAGCTCTCGCCGGTACTCAGGGTGCTGGAAGAGCGCTATGGGCTCACGGAAGGCAGCGACGCGGAGAGCCTGGCTCAAAATCTGCGGGAGAGGGCGGAGGCCTACCGCCCCGAGAGCGCCGGGATCGCGGCGCACCTGCAGGCCATGTATGCCGAGGCCGAGGCCCTGCGCCGGAGCGTGCCGGACTTTGACCTGCGGCGTGAAATGGAGGATGCGGACTTTGTGCGCATGACCGCCCCGCACAGCGGCATCTCCCTTGCCGACGCCTACTTTGCCCGCCACCGGGCAGAGCTCCAGCGCGACACGGCGCGCAAAAGCCTCGAGGCCGTCAGCCGGAGCCTTCAAAGCGCAGGTACCAGGCCGCGTGAGCTGCGGGAGAACGGGCAGGGGGGACGCTTCACCCTTGATCCGCGATCCATGAGCCGTGAGGAACGCGAGGCGCTGAAAAAGCGCATCCTCGAGGCCAAGGCCCAGGGACGCAAGCTGGGCGTGGGGGAATAAACACCGCACCCGGCACTTGCCTCTCCCTCTGGGAGAGGTGTCATTCGCCGTCTCACACAAGGCGAATGACGGAGAGGGTCCTCCAAAATTTGTACCAAGTCTGACAGCCCTCTCAGTCACCGGTTCTTGAACCGGTGACAGCTCCCCCAAAGGGGGAGCCAAGGAAGCTTTCCTTGACAGGGGAGCCAAATTTGAAAGGAGAAATTTATGGATTACTACTTTAACCTTCAGCATTTTGCCGATGCCGGTACGCTGGTCAATGCCACCGGAGGCTTTGTAAACGCCCACGACAGCACCGACACAAGCGCCTTTGACAGCGGCCACACCCTGTCCGCAGAGCTCAAGGCCTTCTACGACACGGAGCTGCTGGAAAACGCCAGGACCGAGCTTTTCTATGCCCAGCTCGCCAAGCGCCAGCCCCTGCCCGCCAATCATCACGGCAGCGTCGAGTGGCGCAAGTGGAACACCTTTGAGCGCGCCTCGAAGCTCACCGAGGGCGTCATCCCCACCGGTCAGAAGTTCGGCGTCACCGCCGTCACCGGGAGCATCGACCAGTACGGCACCTACACCGCCATCACCGACAGGCTGGAGCTCAGAGCCTACGACGATGTGATCCTCGGCGCCACCGAGGAGATGGGCGCCTCCGCCGCGGAAACCCAGGAGGCCCTGATCCGCACCGCGCTCTATACCAACACCAACGTCCTCTACTGCGACAAGATCAAGAAGGCCGACGGCAGCGTCAGCGCCGCTCCCACCCAGAACAGCGCCCTTACCGAGGACGCCACCTATCACTGCCACCTCACCCCGGAGATGGTAAACAAGGCCGTCACCGTCATGAAGAAGAACCGCGTGCCGAGAATCGGCGGCAAGTACTTTGCGGTCATCCACCCCTCGGTGGCCCATGACCTGCGCGCAAGCGACAGCTGGATCGAGGCCCACAAGTACGCCGCCCCCGAGGAGATCTTCAACGGCGAGATCGGCGAGCTGCACGGCGTGCGCTTCATCGAAAACGTCTTTGCCCCCGTCATCAAGGAGGGCAGCGGCTCCGTCGCCGTCTACGCCACCTACTTCTTCGGCAAGGACTCCTTCGGCATCATCGACCCCGAAGGCGGCGCGCTGGAGATGATCATCCACGACAAGGGTGAGATCGGCGGCCCCCTCAACCAGTTCAGCACCATCGGCTACAAGTTCGAGACCAACGGCGCCACCATCCTCTACCCCGAGCGTCTGCTGCGCGTGATGAGCACGTCCAGCTTCTCGGGCTCGGACGAGGCTAACTAAGGAAGGAGATTCAACCATGGAA